CTCGGATCAGCAGCTCCAGCGTATTGGCATGGGTGGCCCTGGTCTTCGAGAACGGGCAAAAGCGTATCTGAATCGTAAAACTCGATCGGAAGCGCAAGTAGAATTGGATCAAACGAAGAAGCAGCTTGAGGAGCTCCAGGCGCAAATGTCTGAGCTTTTGGCTGCTCGCAAACCTGGGCGACCCAAAAAGGTCGCGGAGGGATAGTTAGATGAGCACAACGACGATGCTGCAGCTGGTTCAGCAAGTAACCGCTGAACTCGGCTTACCGATCCCCGCTACGGTTGCTGGCAATCCAAACCAGGACGTAGTTCAGATTCTGGCGTTGATGAACGCAACGGGATACGAGCTGCTTCGTCGAGCTGATTGGCGAGAGCTGACCAAACAGCACACTTTTTATACCGAGGCAATTTCAACAACCGGCACCTGGACCGATTCGGCTTACACGATTACCGGCATTCCCTCGACAGCCGCCCTAGATACGACTTACCAGGTACAAGGCATAGGTATTCCCAATGCGACGTATATCACCTCTGTCGATTCGGCAAGCCAGGTCACGCTGAACTATGAGCCGACTGAAGGCCAGGTGAACGGCGATTTAGTATTCCAAAAGGTCAAATATTCGTTGCCGGCGGACTATTATTCCTCGGTCAACCGCACCCATTGGGATAAGAGCAAGCGCTGGGAGATGCTCGGCCCTGAGTCGCCGCAGCAATGGGAGTGGTTGCTTTCCGGTTACATTTCGACCGGCCCGCGCATTCGTTATCGCCTTTTGGGTCGGTACTTTCAGATATGGCCTGGCATGAATGCCGGCGAGCTGCTCGGCTTCGAGTACCGCAGCGTTTCCTGGGCAAACTCTGCAGCTGGAGTTGCAAAAACAAGTTTTACGGCCGACAACGACACTTGCATTTATCCCGATCGCGTGATGGTGCTGTCGACCAAGCTCAAGTATTTCGAGGCAAAGGGTTTTGATACGACCGCGATCTTCCGCGATTACTTAATGGAGCTCGAGACAGCGATTGCCCAAGATACGGGCGCAGCAAACCTATCGTTTGCCCCGCGTCCTGGCACCGTTCTCATTGGTTACGACAACATCCCAGATTCGGGCTACGGAGCTGAGAATTTCTAATGGTTGTCGCACGTCGCAGATTGGTGCAGAAATCTCGAGCGAACGTAGCTTCGCTCCCTGCCCCTGTCGGCGGCTGGAATGCCAGGGATTCGCTTGCCAACATGGCACCGACCGATGCGGTGACGCTCGAAAACTATTTTCCCAGCGTTTCAAACGTCAATCTGCGCGGCGGGTATACCAAACACGCGACCGGACTGCCGGACGATGTAGAAACCTTGATGAGCTACTCGGGCGCAACCTCCGACAAGCTTTTTGCAGTATCGGATGGCAAGGTTTACGACGTGACATCAGCAGGAGCGGTCGGTGCTCCCGCGGTCAGCAGCTTGAGCAATTCGCGCTGGCAATACACCAACATTACAACCGCGGGAGGCAATTACCTTTACGCGGCAAACGGGGTTAATAAGCCGCTTCTGTACAACGGGTCAACCTGGACGGCGATCGATGGCGTATCTAGCCCTGCGATTACTGGGGTAACGACGACAACGCTAAACCACCCGACACTTTTCAAAAATCGGATGTGGTTTATCCAGAAGGACACGCTGAAAGCCTGGTATTTGCCGACCTCGAGCGTCGGTGGTGCGGCAGAAGCGTTTGATCTATCTGCCATTGCCCGCCTCGGCGGCTACCTAGTATCGATGGCCAGCTGGACGATCGATGCCGGCTACGGCGCTGACGATAACCTGGTCTTTGTCACCAGCAATGGCGAGGTCATTGTGTATCGAGGGACAGACCCCTCGAGCGCATCGACCTGGGCGTTAATCGGCGTATGGGTAGTGGGTGCGCCGATTGGCGAGCGGTGCTTGATGAAATACGGCGGCGATCTTTTGGTGCTGACGTTAGATGGTTTGGTCCCGCTTGCCTCGGCGTTGCAGAGCTCACGGCTCGACCCGCAAGTGTCGCTTTCGGACAAGATCCAGGGCGCGTTTGCGGCAGCAGCAGCGGCTTACCAAAACAATTTTGGTTGGTGTTTGCTCTACAACCCGAAAAACAACGCGCTGATCGTCAATGTTCCGGTGAGAGAGGGCGGGCAAGAGCAGTTTGTGATGAACAACATCACCAAAGCCTGGTGCAAGTTCACAGGCTGGTACGCCTTTCATTTTTCGCTGCTTAACGATGAGCCTTATTGGGGCGGCGCGGGATTCGTTGCAAAAGCCTGGGTAACAGGGTCAACGGGCTACATTGATGACACCAACAACATCAATGGAAAAGCGCTTCAGGCGTTTAATTACTTTGAGACGCGAGGCGTAAAAAAGATCTTTACCCGCGCTCGACCGTCGATCTTTAGCAACGGCACTCCGGCCATTACGGTCGGCCTTAACGTGGACTTCAACATTGCTGATAACGTCGCGCCGTTGTCGTTCACTCCGCCCACAGTCGGTATTTGGGACTCTGGGCTATGGAATACGGCAATTTGGGGATCAGATCTCGAAATCCAAAACAACTGGCAGGGCGTAACGGGCGTTGGTTTCTGCGGTGCGATTGCGCTTAACAGCAGTTCCAATAAGCTTGCAATTCAATGGGCCTCGACGGATGTGGTTTTCCAACTAGGGTGGGCGGGCATATGAGCTTGGTGGTTCGACGCGCAACGATTGAAGACTTGGCGGCTTACACCCCAATGGCCAGAAACTTTTTGGCATCGACCCCAATGGGAGAGCTCATACCCTTTGATGAACAAGCGTTCCAAGTATTTTTTACCAATGCAATGAACAACCCAGATTTGGGCGCATGGATTGCAGAGTACGACGGAAAAGCTATTGGCGGCGCTGGAGCCCTGGCTTTTCCAATGTACTTCAATCCTGCTTATGTTTCGGTTCAAGAGATTTGGTGGTGGTTGGAGCCCGAAGCTCGAGGCAAAGGCGCGGGAAAAGCAATGTACCGCGAGATTGAGCAATGGGCAGAAAGCAAAGGCGCAAAAGCGCTGATTATGGTTGCCCTGGAAAACGGCAAAACCCACAAATTTGAAAATTTGTATGCGCGGCAAGGTTTCAAACCGATGGAGCGCACCTTTTTTAGAGAGGTTGCATAAATGGCGATTTCAACGACAGCCGCTTTGCTCGGTGGTGCTGTTTTAGGCGGAACAGCGGCGGCTTTATCGCAAAAAAAGCCATCTGCCCCGCCACCCCCAGACTATACGGGAGCAGCTCAAGCGCAGGGTCAAGCCAACCTCGAGGCCGCTCGGCTCCAGGCCCGGCTTTCTAATCCAAACATCTCCGGCCCCCTTGGCGGGCAAAAAGTCACGTTTGGTCGAAGTGTGTTCGATCAAACCGCCTACGACAAGGCGATGGCGGATTACAACAAACAGCTCGAGGCATACAACGCAGCTCGCACAGCGGGTCAGCCGTACACCCCGCCAACCACCCCGAGAACCGGCTTGCCAGGGGGCGGTGTCATTGGTGGTCGATTCGACCAGGACGATCGCGTACAGCCAGGATTAGAAGACGACGAGCAGATGCTGTACGGCCGTTTTCCTGGTGCGAGAACGGGGCTTAGATTCGACCCAACAACGGGTATGCCGATTGCTCCGACGAAAGAGCAATTTACAACGCAAGTCGACCTCGATACGCCATTTATTGAGCAATATCTCAACCCCGAAGCTGAAGCGGCGATTAAGGCGCAGCAACGGGTTCAGGAGCAATATGCTCGACTCGGCGAAAAAGCGTTTACTCAAATTGCCCCGCAGTTTGAGACACCGTTTCGACCAGATCTTCCCGACATGGCGACCTCGATTTCGGGATATCGCCAGATCGGTGAAGCGCCAGAATTAACAACTGGATTTCGCACCGGATTTCAGCGCGAGGCTTTGCCTTACGCGCCAGATCTTGGAATGTATGGTTTAGCAGCGGGAGGGCCCCAGGTTGGCCAATACGGCATGGCGGCTGGTGGCCCGGCCGCTCCTGGGCAAATTGTTGGGGCAAACCTTGGCGGATTAGGCGGTGTTGGATATGGCCCGAGAGAAGGGCAATACGGTTACGCGCAGGGATTTGTCCCGGCACAGCAGCTGCAGGAGCGGTTAGATTTACGCGGATTAACGGCAATGCCGACCGGCGCGGGCATGACTGCCCAGCAAGCCATTCTCAGCCGTTTGTCGCCAGAGCTCACGCAGCGCCGAGCCGCACTCGAGAACCAATTAGCGAACCAGGGTATCCCTCGAGGCTCTGAGGCATATCGCCAAGCGATGACAGAGCTCGCCCAACAAGAAAACGATCTTGTCACCCAGGCTGCATTACAGGGCATCAACGTCGATGCGGCAATGCGAGCGCAAGGCTTTCAGGAAGCTCAGTCACAGGCGGCGTTGCTTAACCAGGCGCGGCAAGCGACGTTTGGAATGGGCACAACGCAGCTGGGCCTTTATAACCAGGCTCTGCAGCAAAACCTGGCGCAAGGTCTATCAGTCCAGGAAGCGCAAAATCGCGCACAGGCGCAGGACTTCCAGCAGCGTTTGGCAGCGGGCCAGTTTGGTCGCGAAGGGCAGCAACTGGCTTTCCAGATGGGCCAATCGGCCCAGGAAGCGCAAAACAGAGCTATCGCGCAAAACTTTGCTCAGGCTCAAGCCGCGCAGGAAGCTCGAAATCGTGCGATCGCGCAAAACCAAGCTGCGGCGATGCAGCAGTTCCAGGCGGGTATGGCTCGCCAGGCGCAGGGTTTTGGCCAGGAGATGGATCTGACGGGCCTGTACAACCAGGCGCTTTCGGCTCAAAACCAAACTGCGTTGCAGCAGTACCAGGCAGCGATCGCCGCTCAAAATCAGCAGTTCCAGCAAGCTCAGGCAGCGGCAGCGTTTGCCAACGCGGCGCGTCAGCAATCTTTCCAGGAACAGGCCGCGCTACGCGCACAGCCGCTCAACGAGATCGCTGCGCTCATGGGCGGATCTCAGGTTCAGATGCCACAGTTCCAGGGCTACCAGGGCGCTGCAGTCGCGCCGACCCCAATCTTCGCGGCACAGCAAGCAGCGGCTCAATTCGCGCAACAAAACTATGCCAACCAGGTCGCCGCGTACAACGCGCAGCAGGGTGGCCTGTATGGGGTGGCGGGAGCAGGGCTGTACGGCTTGGCAGCGTCCGATCGTCGCTTAAAGTCCAATGTCATTCGCATTGGAACTCACCCGCTTGGCATTGGGGTCTACGAATACGATATCGCAGGAAACCGACAGCGCGGCGTAATGGCCGACGAACTCGAGGCAATCATGCCAGAAGCCGTTTACACGCGGCCTGACGGATACAAGATGGTCAATTACGGAGCAATCGCATGAACACGCCTTACCAGAGTTATACCTCTCCCCCGCAAGGCATGGGTCGCGGTCAGCGATTGGCGAAGATGTTGCAGATGCAGGGCCAAAGCCAGCAAGTGAGCAACAACGCGGGCGCACAGACCGATATGCAGTACAGCCCGCCGCAGAATGCCGCGGATATCAATGGTTCACCGCGGCAACAAGGCCGATTGTTTGCGGGTAAGCGCCCGATGGCGCGATCGCCTGGGTTGATGACTCCCCAAGGCGGACCCGATAGGAGCAATTACGATGGTGAATAATCCTTACGTTTCTTTCGCAACCGAAGATCCGTATCAGAAAGCCGCTCGAGAAGCGGAGCAACGGGCACAGCTTGCGGAACTGATGAAACAACAGGCGTTTCAGCCTTTTGAAGCGCGTCCTGCCCCGATCAGTCGAACCGAAGGCATTGCGAAGTTATTGGCCGCAGCGCTCGCCGGTATGACGGAGCGTGAGCGCCGCGAATCCGCGCAGAAAGCTCGCGAGATGGACATCGAGCAAGCGACGACAGAGCTGCAGCGTATCGCGCAGCCGACTGACGAGAGCGTAGATATCCAGGAATTGCTCGGATTACCGTCGGCAGACGTGGAACGCATTAAGGGCGTACCTGGCAAGTTTGACATCACGCCGACAGCGCCGGAATTTGAGATTTCGGATACCGGCGAGGTGAGCGGCTTTAAGCCGATGGAGCTGACGACCGGCGAAACACCCGATCTCGGATTCCAGTTGCCGGAGATGACCCCGCAGCAGAAGCGATCGGCCTACATTCGGATGCTGGGCGGTGGTCCCGTTAGCCAGGCATTTGGCCAGATGGGCATTGAGCAGACGTTCAAGAAACCGGAAACGGCGGAGTTTTCGCCCACGGTCAATTATGACGCTGCAGGAAATGCGTTTGTCGTCAACAAGGCTGGCGAAATGCAATATCTTCGAGGCGTTACAAAACCAGAAGACAAGCCAAAAATTGGCGTTCCAGGTTTTGACAGATTCACAACCGAAAGTTTGAAAAAATACGAAGAAACGGGCGATGAAAGCGTATTGCGTGATAGGCCAGCTCCGGCAAAGGACGAGAGAATCGTTGCGGTCATTGGTTCAGATGGAAAACCACGATACGTCCGCGAGAGCGAAGCGTTAGGTATGGCTCCGGCATCATCAGATCGAACGGAAAACGAAGAACGGAAAATGCGGGAAGAATTCCAAAGGAGGGTAAAACCCTTTGAAGACGAAATGTCTCAAATTGGAAAAGTAAATACAATTTTGACTGCGGCAAGAGAAAGTGGCGGCAAAGTCAATGCAATTCAACAGGACATTTTGGTAACGCTGTTGTTGAAATTTATCGAGCCGACAAGCGTGGTTCGAGAAGGCGAATTCGATCGCATCGTGTCGCGTCAAGGATTAGTCGATCAGGCAAAGCTTTTGATGAAAAAGCTCAACACCGGAGAGCCTTTGTCTGAGCAAGCAATCCAACAAATTGGCGAAATGGCAAGCTTGTTTGATCGGGCGGCAAACGACAAAATTCGTCGCATAGCAAATCAATATAAGGGGCTTGCGGAAAGAGGTAATTTGAACGTCGAAAACGTCATCCTCGAGCCAAATTATTTAACTCCGGTCGGCGGAGAGCGCACCTCGACCTTAGTTCCCCGTAACCCGAGAAGGCCGCGTATTCCTGGGTCATCAACCGGCACACCGCCCGCGGTTGACGTAAGTAGCGCCAATGACATCGTGAGGGGAGGTCGCTAATGGATGACTTGTTACCTTTCCAGGAGTATTCGGATTGGTTAAGCAAGAATCGCGATAAGCGCGGCACCCCCGAATACGAAACAGTTACTCGAGCGGCGATGGAAGCGTATCGCCTGGAGAAACAGGCATCGCTTCCTGGTCGTATCGCAATGGGCGCGGGCGACGTATCGCTTGGGATCGCCCAGATGATTCCGCGAGCTGCGGAATTTGTGACCTCGGGTGCGGGGTACTTTCCGAATCCGGTCAGCGAAACGGTCCGCTCAGGACGCGAGTGGTTTGAGGGCAAACTGCGCGAGCGCGAACAGGAATACCAGGCTGGCCGTCGTCTGCGCGGCAACGCACCGGAGGATCTCGACCTAGTACGCGGAACGAGCCAGGTACTTAACCCGGCCGCTGTACCGCTCGCTCGAGTGATTCCAGCGGCTACGACGATCCCTGGCAGGGTTGCTACGGGTACGGTTGCGGGCGGCGTGGGCGGCTTGACACAGCCTGTAACGAGCGAAGAAGGGCAAGCCGATTATGCAACCCAGAAGGCGATCCAAACGGGAACGGGCGCAGCGGTAGGTGCCGTCGCACAGCCAACCCTTGGAGTGGTTATTGAAAAACTTACTCCAAAAATTGTTAATTTTTTGGCTAAAAAAGCTCCTCGTTTGGCTTCGTTGTTGCGAGACGGGGAAGCGCCTCAAACTCCGACTGACTTTACAGCTCAAGCTCGCCAGGCTGTCGACGACACGCTGGGCGAAATGGATGCGACTCCAGAATCCCTGGGGCGCTCGCAATACGAAGGATTGATCCGCCAGGTTGAGGACAGCCTCCGCACAGGTAGACCGCTTGATATCGCAGCGGTGGCGCGTCAACGTGATTTTGAGCGCCTTGGAATGCAGCCGACGCTTGGCCAGCTCACTCGAGATCCGCGTCAGTACGCTCAAGAGCGCAATCTGGCCCAAGTCCAGGAGATTGGTGATCCGCTCCTGCAGCGCCTCCAGCAGCAATCAGGGACGCTCCAGGAGCGCCTGGGATCGTTTGCTCGAGGGGCAGAGGATGAACAGGTAGCGGGTGTCACTTTGGGGACCCAGCTACGAGATATCGACCAGCGACTTCGCGCCCAGGTAAGTGAGCT